ACCAAACAGGTTCATTTGGTGGTGCTGCAGGTACATTAGGTGGAGTTTATACTTTACCAGCAGATGCTTACACTTCTTCTTTAAACTTGTTAGCTAATAGCGACGAATTTAGATATAATGTAATTACTGTACCAGGTATAACACAAGAAGCTAGCTCATCAGCTATTGCTTTATTAACAACAAATACTTCAAACAGAGGAGATGCTATTGCCATCATAGATTTAGTAGGAGAAACTTCATCATTAGCTACTGCAGTATCTGAAGCAAGCGAAATTGATAATAGTTACGCTGCTACTTACTGGCCTTGGGTTCAAGTTAATGCACCACAAACAGGTAAATTAACATGGGTTCCACCATCAACAATCATACCTTCAGTATTCGCTTATAACGATAGAGTAGCTGCACCATGGTTCGCACCAGCAGGTTTCACTAGAGGGGCTTTAAGTGTAATTCAAGCAAAAAGAAAATTATCTCCAACAGATAAAGATACTTTATATGCTGCTAATATCAATGCAATTGGAACTTTCCCTGGACAAGGTGTTGTTGCTTACGGGCAAAAAACATTACAGAAAAAAGCTTCAGCTTTAGATAGAATCAACGTAAGAAGATTGTTAATCGAATTGAAATCATATATTGGTCAAGTTGCTAATACATTAGTATTCGAACAAAACAGTAATGCTACAAGAAATAGATTCTTAGCTCAAACTAACCCTTACCTTGAGTCAATCAAACAAAGAGAAGGTTTATATGCTTACAAAGTAGTAATGGATGACACAAATAATACAGCAGACGTAATTGATAGAAATCAATTAGTAGGTCAAATATTCGTTCAACCAACTAAAACAGCTGAATTCATTATCTTAGACTTTAACGTAACACCAACAGGAGCTACATTTTAATAAAACACTTTAGGATTAAAGCCCTACTATAAGGGCTTTTTTCTTAATATTTATCATAAACATTAATAATAAAAATATAACATGGCAATATTAAATCCAAATGAAATTATGTTCACTGCTTTCGAACCAAAAGTAGCAAACAGATTTATCATGTATGTAGAAGGAATTCCGGCATATTTAATTAAAAAAGCATCTACACCTGGATTTGACGCTGGTGAGATAACATTAGATCACATTAACGTTTACCGTAAAATAAAAGGTAAAGTTAAGTGGAATGATATGACATTATCGTTATATGATCCAATCGCTCCTGCAGGTTCACAAGCAGTAATGGAATGGATGCGTTTGTCTCACGAATCTGTAACAGGTAGAGATGGGTATAGTGATTTCTATAAAAAAGATTTAACTATGAACATTTTAGGACCAGTAGGTGATATCGTAGGTGAATGGATAATCAAAGGTGCATTTATCAAATCAGCAACATTTGGTGATTATGATTGGTCTTCAGGAGAAGCAGCAGCTGAAATCAACATGACAATAGCAATGGATTATTGTATCTTGAACTTCTAAGAAACAAAACATATTTTAAAATTAACCCACCTTTTAGGTGGGTTTTTTTATATTCGCTATATTTATATATAAACACAAATAAAATTTATGGAAAATCAAGTTACAAACGAACCTAAGTACAAGTTCCCTACAGAGATTGTAGACTTACCTTCAAAAGGTTTACTTTACCCTAAAGAGAATCCACTTTCAAGCGGTACTATCGAAATGAAGTACATGGGAGCAAGAGAAGAAGATATCCTAACAAACACTAACTACATTCAATCAGGAGTTGTATTAGACAAACTATTAGAATCTCTAATCGTATCTAAAACACCACTAAAAGATTTAATTATTGGGGATAAAAATGCTATTTTAGTTGCTTCACGTATTTTAGGATACGGTCAAGATTATGAGTTTGAATCCGGTGGTAGATCGTATAAAGTAGACTTAACCACGCTTAAAGACAAAGAACTACCTGAAGACGTAGACTATACCAACGGAAATGAGTTTTACTTTACTTTACCTGCTTCTAAAGTAGAAATCACTTTTAAATTATTAACTCATGGTGATGAACAAGCCATTGATGCTGAATTAAAAGGACTTAAAAAACTATTCCCTAACGGAAATGTTCCGGAAATGTCAACTAGATTAAAATATATAATTACTTCAGTAGGTGAAGACAGAGAAAGAAAAGTAGTAAGAGAATTCGTTGATAATGAAATCTTAGCAAGAGATGCTAGAGCCTTACGCCAAGAAGTAAAAAGAATATCTCCAGATGTAGATTTAACTATTAAGGGTGATGACGGGGAGGACATCGCTGTACCAATCAGCCTTAACTTTTTTTGGCCTGACTTCGAGTCATAGATTCAATCTATTCTCAGAAATAAACGAAATAATATTCCATGGTAGGGGAGGTTATACTTGGGACGTAGTTTATGATATGCCAATTTGGCTTAGAAAATTTACTTTTAATAAATTAAAAGAATTTTACGATAAAGAGCAAGAAGCAGCTGATCAACAAAACAACGTTTTAACTAATAAATCTTCAGGTAACATAGCAAGACCCGATATACCACCATCAAATACATATAATACCAGAGTGCCCACTAAATAGTGGGCATTTTTTGTTTTCTACATATTTATATTATATATTAAGATAACATGGCTCAAGATATAAATGCCGAATTTGCAAGATTACAACAATTAGCTTCTTCTTTAAGAAAAGATTTTTCATCTTTTAATTTAAGCCCTGTAGCTGAAGACGCATCTCTTATCTCCGAATTACTAGCTAAATGGGAGGATGAGATGGAGGCAGTATCTCGAAGTTCATCAGATATAGCTTCTTCTTTTAGAAATGTAGTTCAAGAAATAAGTAAAACTAACGTTGGAATTAATGGAGTTAAAAAATCATTTAATTCATTAACCGATATAGCTAGACAACTATCTTATCAACAACAAGGTTCAAGTAAGCTTACATTAGATCAAATTCAAAAGTTAAAAAAGAAAGCTGAACAAGAAAAAGTAAATTTAACTATACAAAAAGCTTCTCTTGAAACTCAAAAAGCTCAACTTATAGCTAGTAATAGATCTGGTAATTTAAGTATAGCTCAAGCTCAAAAAAATCGTAAAGAAATTGAACTTATAAATAGTGCCTTAAGAGATTCTCAATCCATAATAGATTCAACTGATCAAAACTATCAAGATTTAATAACTCAATTGGATTTAGCTGAATCTCAACAAAAAAGGGTTAATGAAGCTTTGGGGTTAGGAGGAAATGCTATTAAGGGTATGGAAACCGCCCTTAATAAAATGGGGTTAGGTGGTTTAGCAAAAGCTATGGGTCTAGATGAGGTCCATAAAAAAATGCAAACTATAGCTGAAGATATTGAAAAAGGTGGAGGAGATACTTCTAAATTTTCTAGTAAGTTTAAAGTATTAAAAGGAGGAGTAGGAGAAATTGGTACTCAACTCAAAAAATCATTATCTGACCCTTTAGTAGTTATAGGATTTTTAGTAACACAACTTAAAGATGCTTTTTTATCTTTAGATACAATGATAGGGAATACAGCTAAGAGTATGGGTGTATCCTATAATACTGCAGCTGATCTAAATTCTAGTTTTGTTCAAATGGCCGGAAATACCGGTAATGTATTTGTTACTACTAAAGGTATAAACGAATCCTTTAATCAAATTAATGCAGCTTTAGGTACTAATGGGGTTTTAAGTGAAGAGATATTAGTTTCCCAAACCCAATTAGTAAAACAAGCAGGATATAGTGTAGAGGCGGCTACTATGTTGTCTAAATTATCTTTAGCAACAGGTAAACCAACTAAAGACATAGCAGCTAACTTCTTAGGCTCAGCAAAAGCATTAAATTTAGTTAATGGTACCGCTATCAATGAAAAACAATTACTAGAAGATATATCAGGTCTATCAAAAGATACATTAGCAACATTTGCTTCACAACCAGGTAAATTAGCTGAAGCTGCTTATGAAGCTAGAAAATTAGGATTAGATTTAGAAAAATTAAAAGGTACACAAAGTGCTTTATTAGATATAGAGTCTTCTATTGCTTCTGAATTTGAAGCTGAAATATTAACTGGAAAACAATTAAATTTAGAAAAAGCAAGATACTTTGCATTAACAAATGATTATGCAGGTTTAGCAAAAGAACTTGATAAACAAGACATAACAAGAGCTTCATTTGCAAAAATGAATGTTATCCAACAAGAAGCTACAGCTAAAGCCTTAGGCATGTCAGCTGATACAATGGGTGGAATGTTAATGGATCAAGAAGCCATGAGTAAACTTTCAAGTGTTGATGGAGATACA